AGGTTGACACGGGCAACATAATTGTTCTGTTCTAAGGCAGTCGTAATGATGCTTTCGTCTATCAAACGCCCGCCTAATGCTTTGTATTCTTTAGGGTCAATGCAATGATAACAAGCTACATACGGTTTTTCCATCATCACTGGAAGGAATTGATTGTCCCCACAACTTAAACAAGTGGCATAGAGTGACCACACGCTTGATATTTTCTTTATCTTGGGGGCTAATTTAGGCGGTTCCGATACATAAATCTGGGCTGGTTTTCTATATTTTGCCTTTGTAAAAATAACGGCCCTTCGTTCTATTTCAGGAATTAATCGTGCAAGCTTTAAAACCGTATCATCACCCCATGTGTAGGGTCTTTTATAGCGATAAACATTGGTTAGGCCCAAACAATCATCAAGCAGCCTTCCTGTTATGGGCATCTGGTGTTTGTACCAGAAATCCGCATAGGCATGGTTGAGCCATTTGTGGGTTTGTTCAAGACTGAGGGACATCAATTTTCGCATTGTTGAGGAATTTACGCACCAGACCATCCACCGGATCAATCGACCCTGTAGCTTCAATCTGTTTCACTCTTGCCTTAGACATGCCCTGAGAGTGCAATTTCCCTCTTACATTGGTATCCCATCCCCAATAAGCAAGTCCTGCCCCAAATACCCGGTCATCATGTTTAGAAGGAGGAGCACCAATGTAACCATCGGACTCAATTTTCATGTGTCTGGCTTCTTCCAAACAAAGCAGTGATTTAATAATCATGCGCTTTGACTCAATCCCCAAATGAAGTTTATGAAGCATCTGCTCCCGAATATCAGGGGATGACTTCCATTGCAGGAGAACTCCCCCTGACAGGCTATCTGACCTCCGATAGAGAAAGTTTTTCATGTGAAGAAGGCAATTTCTCATATCGTTATCTTCACCCGGCGCAATCTCGGCTAATTTCTGTCTTAGCTGGACAAGCTCCTGATAGACAGGACCACCGGGGCCGTTCATCTCTAGGACAAGTGTAACATGCTTAAACAATCCAGCTATGAATGCTAACGTCCATGCGAATTGGAAGGGTGATACTTGTTGCGAAGCAAATTCGGCAACTTGTTCGGTACAATCCGAATAGCACCTAAACACAGAAATGACCCCACTATCCCTGTCGGGAGAAGAACCAAAGATAGGATCGGCTCCAATGACATAGGTTCCCATTTCGGATGGTTTCTCCCAAATCTTGAAGGTTGCCATGTCTACGGGCGATTGAAACATCCGAATGTCTTGGAAGTTATCCGTGAGTTTAATCACAAAAGGTAAACAAAGCGATTGCTTGGCTCGCTTGAATGCTTCGGTCAAAGACTCGTTACTAAAGAAACTATCCCCTGTCGCAATAAAAGCATCCTCGGCTGTCCACGGCATCTCCTGATCCATCGCTGACTGATCGCCCGAACATTTGGTTTCGAGATGGAACCGATACCACGCTATCTGTCCGGCTGTAATATTCACTCCGTACAGTTCTTTTACTTTCATCATCCGGTTACGTTCAAGTTCACCAATGACCGAGGAAGTACCTTCTGGCATATATTTCAGATACAGCGGATGATCCTCACTGAACTCGTTTCGTTCATCTCTCCACCACCCCACAAAAATAGCTTTCTGAGCAGGTGAGTCATTCGCAATGTCCCACATATCATGGTAGTGATTAAACCCATTCGCAGTCGATTCGTAGATGTACAATCTTTTTTTGTATTTTTCCGAGAACGTCTGACCCAGCGACTTGATATTCTCTGCTGACCCCCAGAACGCAACCTCCGTACAATGGGCAAAGTTCGTCCCACCCGACCGTCCCAGCGTATTGGATGATGCCCTCGTTCCCGCCACCAGATACCGGAACAATGAATGGTTCTTCAAAACCAGCATCGTCCGGTTGTTGGTTTCAAAGTCCACCTTGTACTTCATCGGCAAGGTTGCAAGGAATGTGTCAATCTGGTTTCTGAACTGATCCCTCGAACCTTCGTCGTGCGTTGCAAACACCCCCAAGAGTCCTTCGTTCTCAAACGCCCAGAACAAATCAATCGCTAGCATCAAGGTAGAAATACCCGCCTGACGGTTCTTCAAAATCACAAATGTCGTGATCCCTTCCGCCATCCCCTCCACAATCTCGTCCAGCACATACTGCTGCGAACCTAACAGACGAAACGGAATCAATCCCTCATCCCGCGACTGAATCTTCAACGCGGAAATAAATTGCATGAACCTCTCTAACGGAAACGGATCAACCGACCCATCCGGCGCTTTCTTCTTAGCCTCGTCCTTAGCTTTCTCTAAAGCCGTCTTACTCCAGCCCTTCTTCTCTACGTCCTCTACTGGTTCCATGAACACCTCCGACATACCAAGTACCTTCCATAGAACAACCTATCGCACTTCCGGCATATTCTCGGTATCAAACTCCCCAGCATCTTACGCATTCTTCTTTCTCCAATATCTCTTACGACACGCATCCCCACAAAACATCGAATACTTCCGCGCATAGTACTCTTTCCCACACTCCGTGCATACCTGCTTATCCGCGTTCACTGGCAGGTTACAATGTCTACATAGCTTTAACTGCATGTCTTTACTGGATATTGACGGTTATTACGCAAATCATCATGGCCGGATTATACCGACGTTATTCGTGACTGTCATTTTATTTTTTTGGGGGGGGTAGATGGTGTTGCATCCGCACTGCGTTCAACAAACACCCGAGGGGGGGGGCCGGGGGACGGGGGGCAGGTAGCTGATTTTCCTAATTAAACAGTCGTTCAATATAGCGCATGAATAGCCTCTATTTTCCATAATCAATATTATACAACTTTTAACTTATTGATATATATAGATTCTCGTTTTATGAGGGAGGTCTATTACTACATATAGTAGTCGCAATCATGCTGCCTATTTTTTAGGCAACACTCGGTTTATTAACCAATTTTTAACCAAATTTATGGCTAACCTATTGTTTTATATAGGATGCGGGCAACTCACCATACTTCTAATTTTACATAACTAAACGTAACTACAATTTCATGACGCAAAATTACATGATGCGTGGGCTTATGTGTCTGTGTGTCCCTTATAGGCTTGTATGTAGTGTTTATCTTGGCTTCGCCGCTTCATTAGACAGAGCGCGGCTTTCAGAGGATTCTTGCTTGTGCGTTTTGGTGTAGTTTTGAGGATAAAAAATAATCGAGGTTTATTCCCTTTATATATCAATATCTTGTAAAATAGTGTGCACATAATGCACTTTTTTTCATTATGGGGCTTGCAATATATGATTCGTTATGATACATCTTGAATCACGCAAGGGAATCAACCCTAGCTAATCATAAGGGAATCAGCCATGAAGTTCACTTTACAAGTTGCAGTACATGGGCAAGCCAAGGCTCGCCAGATTGAGCAAGGTTTTATTAACCACCTTACTAAACACCATTCACGCTATGGCTCGGATAGTACAGAAAGCCGCTTAATGACGCTGGCGCTTGATTATGCCAACCAGCATGGTGTTAGCGTTAGTCTAGTGAACGATACGTTGTGGCTACATGAGTCATGGCTTAATGTAAACCAGCTTGCAGCTTAACACTTAGAAGGAGGATTTTACAATGTTTACCGCAATCATTAATCAACCTGGATATTTGCCAGAATCCGAGCCGCAAGTCTTCGATAACAAAGACGATGCAGAATTGTATCTGATCGAACAACTCACGCGCCATCATGACGACACGGCGGGCAGTGAATGGCCTGCGAATGCGGAGGAGGTAAAGGCAATCAAAGATGCGGAAAAAGCTTTCTTTGATGCCATTGCCGACATTCACACGCATGGATTCGCCCGTTATCACTCTTATGTGTATGAGATTATCAATGGATAAGTTTGATCGCTACTTGAAAGTGTGCGAATGGGCACGCAAGCGCTACACCAGCCAAGGCTCGCTCACAGTAAGCATTGGCGGAAAACCCACTACCTACTCACGTATTGAAAACCTAGCAGCTGTAAAAATTCTTGGCTGTAATGACCATTGGAAGGAATAATCGCCATGAATTACATTATCGACGAATACACATTCAGAATCGCAAAGCCAATTCCGACCACCAATGTTAAGTTTTTTTCTCAAAACCAATTGCGTGAACTGGCAACACCTGAAGCCAATGCCGAATTATATCGTCGCGCTGTAATTATTGCCAATAAAGAAACTTACGAAACGCACAATGAGGCCCATCATGGATAAAATCAAACTGGTATATGATGCATCCGACAATGGCAATTGTCGCGTGTATTATCGCCGAGTTACTCCGGCCACCCTTGGCGCAAGGCGCAAGCTTTATTGTTTGCAGCTGGATGACGTGCGCAACAACATATTCACCTTGCTCACTTGCACGGAAGATGGCGAGCCGGAGTGCAATGTCGCTTCGATCAGCAATTACATTATCCCCAAAGCGGAGGGTGATGAGTCAATTGACCGTGAAGTTAACCAGTTTTTAAACGGAGATTTTCGATGAGCAATAAAGAGTTAACGCTAGTCATTCCTTCAAAGATTGAAGCAATGCTAACAGGGTTCTATGGTTCGTGGTCTATAGAATACCGCAATAAAACATTTACGTGCGAGGTATTCCACCAGTCACAAGGTGGCGCATCTTACGCAATCGACGATGCAGAATATGAATATGAGGATTTACCTAAATGGGCAAAACGTTACGCTCATGAGGCAGTAAAATATATTCAAGATTGTTATACAGTTCACGCACAAGCGCGAGGAGCATAATATCATGACAAACGAAACAAAACACACGCCGGGCCCATGGATTGTTAAAAATGAATTAATCTTGTCAGAAATTAATAGATCAGTAATTGCGGACGTTTTGCACGACGCTGACATAAACCCATTAAACAATAGAAAAGCCAATGCCCGTTTAA